TTATGACAATCTTGAGAACCCTTTTCAAATATTTTCCTTTATGACAATCTTGAGAACCCTTTTCAAATATTTTCCTTTATGACAATCTTGAGAACCCTTTTCAAATATTTTCCTTTATGAAAAAATTGAATAAAATAAAGAATACTTTCATTCTATACATATTATAGAATGAAAGCCGTACAAATTCCAAGAGCGACCATTTCCGATATTCAGAACATAGAAGGTATGACTTACTTGGAACAAATTCCAAATGGCTCTGTGGATTTAATTCTTACAGACCCTCCCTATATTATTTCTAGAGAAAGCGGGATGGACGCCCATTACAACACCGTGAAATCGAATGAAGAAGCCAAAATCGAATTTGTGAAAACAGAAGAAGAATGGCAGGAATATAAAAGAGAGAATAATATAGAAACCGACAATGCAAAATCCAATTATATGAAATATGGAACGATTTATGGAAAGAAATATTGTGTGAAGACGGATTACGGAGAATGGGATAGCGAATTCACAATCGAACAATTAGAAGGATTCGTCGCTGAATATTATAAAAAATTACGAAAGGGTGGAACTCTCATAATATTTTTCGATTTGTGGAAAATAACACCTTTGAAAGACCTTCTCGAAAAATATGGATTCAAACAAATACGGATGATAGAATGGATAAAAACAAATCCACAACCACGTAATAGTAAGGTGAATTATTTGACCAATTGTAGAGAAATAGCTTTGATAGGTGTAAAAGATGGGTCACCAACATTCCATAGTTCATATGACAATGGAATTTATTCTTTTCCACTTCAAGGTGGAAAAAATAGGTTTCACCCAACACAAAAATCACTTCCTCTTTTTGAAGCTCTTATACAAAAACATTCAAATGAGGGAGATGTAGTATTAGATACCTTTTTAGGAGGGGGAACTACCGCTTTTGCTTGTAAAAATACAAATCGCAAATTTCGCGGATGTGAAATTTCCAAAGAATATTACGACCAAGTTCAAACACTTATCGCGGAGCCCTCCGTTTGATTTCTGGTAAGAAAGGTCGCACAAACAAAACATAACACATCAATTTGCGGTCGAATTCTACAGGGTCATACCAATAGGTATCTTGTTTCGTCGTGATGTCTTTCACATCAAATGCTTTTTTTCCCAGGGAAATTCGAAGGGCCAACAACGATATTTTTCTAATTATCAAGAGGAGTATGAATATAATTTATATAAAAAGCGAATGAATTTTACACGGATATACACCGGTATAATCGGCACCCATGCACGTATGAAAACCAACAAATTATATATTCTTTAATATAATAATGCCTCACAAAAATGAAAAAGAAAAGGAAAATATACAGAAACCACAACCGAAACCAGAACATATTGCTATACAAATCGATGCAACTACAAATACGGTGAACCCAAATGAGAACTGGTCAGGTGCCAATCTAGAAACGTTATCTCAATGGATACAAATATCATGTCTTCAGATAGAGGTTCTCGATTTAGCCATAAAATATTTTCGCAGTATTGTCAGAAAGAATGTTTTGTTGGGATTGGTTTTTTCTACGGCATCGGGTTCTCTATCTCTAAGTCAAATGAGTGATTCCAAACAAAGAATTATTTACAACGTTATTTTTACGATTATGAGTTTTAGTATCGCCATTTTTACAGGATTAATAAAAATTTATCAAGTCCAAGAAAGATTAGAAGAATTCATTCAATTGAAACAAGAATGGATTGGGTTCTCTGTGGTTATTACTACAGAAGTTCAATTACCAGTAGGCGAGAGAACGATGGCTCTCGAATTAATAACGAAAAACAAGAATAAATATTTGGATTTGTTAAAACACGATGTAGATATACCGAATTTTATTAAAAGTCAAGCGAATAAAAATCTCTATCACGACAAAGAGCAATATCTTAAAAATTTGGAAAAATACAAAAGACTCCGTGAAATTGCTTGTTGTACGGACGACCCCTCTTTTTTAGAAGCAGCAACCAATATTTTAAATGAAAAAGACCAAACTCTCAGTATCAAACCAGAAGAGATTTCATGTGAATATTCAAATTTTATTTGTATTTGTGGAGATAAATTATTGAATGGATTCATAACCCTCTATAAACATTTTTTTAATAATAAAGACAAATATGTGGGAGAGAAAACCGCGTTGGCGAATATCATATTAAAAGTAGTTATGGAAGAAGAGAACGAACAGAGGGCCGAAGATATTTTAAGATTACTTAATCAAATCAAAGAGCGCAAACGGGTAATCGAACATTTCATTACAGAAACATCTATTCAGGCAAACAAATTCGGGGTTGATATTAATAAAGGTAATCTTACGATTCAATCAGAAATGATGAATATATAATATATAATGCTAGTTTCATTCTTTCTATGGCCGATTCTTTCTATATTAGCCGATTGTCCTATTCCTATAAATAACCCTCTCACAGTCACTTCTCAAATCCGTCTAGCCCAATTCAACGTTGAATGGCTCTTTATGACACCCTGTCAGGACTATGGCTGCCCTTGGACGAATGAAGCCGAACAAACCGAACATATAGAACATATTCAAGAGATTATACGAGAACTAAACCCAGATATCCTTCATCTAGCCGAAATAGATACTTGTGAGGTTCTCGATACAGTTTCGTCATTTGACCCATCTTATCAATCCTATTTGATAGAAGGGAAAGATACGGCCACTCACCAAAATGTAGGACTCGTCACACGAATAACTCCGCTGACCACACTTTATCGAACCGAAGAACGCGTTGCTTATCCAATACCCATTTCAACGTGTAATTATACAGGGACAGAAACAGGGACAACGGGAGTCAGTAAACATATGATAACAGAATTCGTTTTTTCAACTCCTACACAAAATATATCGATTGCGTTTATAGGAGCTCATCTATTAGCATATCCAACGGACACTTTGAGATGTATAGAACGTGAAGCTCAATCCCAAGTTCTCCAGTTTATGATTGTAGATTATATCCATAGAGGATTCGAAATCATAGTATTAGGCGATTTCAACGATTTTGACGGAGAAATTCCGGATAGTAATGGGCATCAACCGATATCTAGTGTTCTCGCAATTTTAAAAGGTTCGGCAGGTAGTCATAAAGGTGAATATATGTTGAATAGTGTGGGGGATAAAATCACGTCTACCACTAGGTTTAGTGATTGGTATGATGAGAACCATAATTGTAAATCGACATCAACGGAGTTCTCACAAATCGACCATATTTTACTATCAAATTTCCTTTATGACAAACTCGAAAAAGTGTTTATGTATCAGTCCTATGAACAAATTTGTGGTTCTCTTTATTCGGACCATTATCCGATAGTTGCCGATTTTTATTTTGAAGAATAAACTGGTTCTATATGAGATTCGGGTAAAGGCCAGCATAAACAAGAAGTTTCAATACATTCATCGATTGTATCACAAAAAGAAGGTGAAATGTCTATAAAAATAGGATTGGATATATTTTCTATAGATATGCGTAAAGCCCCTAATTTTTCAAAATAGTATTGATGATATTTCGGGTGTTTTTCGAAACACACTAATTTCCCCAAATACACCATATTTCCATTTTTTCTATAAGTGGCGTATAAAGGGCCATTCAATATTAATTCTTCCGTGGATAACATTATAAATATATAAATAATAATTTTTATATCATAAATATAAAATTGATTCACTTTTTTTTGATAACTATAGAAGACACAAAATGACCTCGACCACCGTATCAAACGAACCATTCTTAACCGCTTTTATCAAAGCAGTTAAAAAAATACAATTGACAAAAATACACCAGATTGCTACAGAACTAGATATCTCTATAACATATGTCTCTAGTAAAAAAAGGTAAAGAAAGATATTATAGAAGAAATTATAGAGAAGATTTCTTCTATCGATGAGAAAACTTTGGTCACTCTTGCTAGACAGGCCAAACTTCCAATTGAAGTAGAATTCAAAAAGTTGTTGGAGCTGAACATTTCATTACAAAGAATCGTCGTTAGTGATATTTGCTTAACATTAGAAGTGTTTTTGCAAAATAACAAGTCTTTACAATCTCTCTTTACTTGTTCTTGTGATTTAGTAATTGAGAATGATGTAGTGAAATCTAATAACTGCCATCCAGAGATGTTTCAAGGTCTATATGTGTTGAGTATTTCTCCTGATGGAAGGAACGATTATATTGTTAAATTGGGGTCTTTTGCTGAAACCCAAGGATTGTTCAAAAGAATTATAAGCTTTGGGGGCGGTAACTACGAAACTGGTTCTCTTACCAACAAGTGGTTTCAACGCTTCATTAAAATAGCCATTAGGGATGGTTATAGAGCCAAATTTACGTATTTCAATAATACGCAACAACAAAAAATCATAGTGAAAGACCTCAACGGCGAAGAAATCGAGATGATGCCTTATGTTATGCGACCGCTTGAAACTCAACTCTTTAAACTCTATTGTGAGAGCAACGACAGTATTCCGCCAATTTTTGGGTCGAATTGTCTATAAATTAGCCTCTATATACGCAATTTCTTCGGGTGTAATTCCAAACGACATATAGACATCTTCCATGGTAGGAATAGGAAAACTCTGTAGAATACGGATATTGTTGAAATTACCCCATCTACAAATATTATTGATAAATACATACAAAGGGTGTTTCAAAATTTGTTCATATTTTTTTGCGTGTTCTTCATTATCACAAAGGATGAATACGATGGATTGAGTCATTCCACATTGGTCGATAAAGACACCATATTTATCCGTTGTAGAAATAAATACTTTGTATCCAGATTGGTATTTATGTGGACGTGACGCATAAACTGTTTGACTAGGAGTGTGAATAAGTTTATATGGATGTGTTTCACTCTGGATATCACTCAAAAGCGTTGCTTTGGTATATTTATGGAGGTCACTGCTGGTTTTCACGGCAAATTTAGGTATCTGGGTATTATCAACCGTTTTTTTAAGAATAGATTGGACGATATGATTGTATACCAAAGGTATATATTTTCGCTGTTGCGAAATAACCATACTGGAATACTCTTGTTTTTTCCATATACCACTCACTTGAATATCTTTATACGCTGGACGATTTTGAATAATATACCACGTAAAACTGGACCCGATTTTTTTGAAATATTTTTTCGCAGTATGAATATCTAAATGGATTATTTGAAGACTTGTTATTGTTTCGATGAGAACATTTCGGTCAGCATACGACATCCAATTATCAGGAGTAATAAATAGTAAATATCCTCCGGGCTTAAGAAGTTGTATACTTTTTTCTATGAAATCCTTTATGAGATTATGGTTTTTGGAAGCACGTTTTCCGTTTTCTAATAGTTTTGCGTATGGTGGATTTGCCATAATTAAATCATATCTTTTCGAGGTTTCGTGGAGAATAAAATCATGTTGTGTTATTTGTAGAGCAAATTTATCATTACAAAATACACGTCGAACATTTTTTAAACGGTTGATATTTATATCGTTGAATTCAATTATATTTTCCATAATGACCTTTTTGGAATGATGTTTTTCTAATTCAAATAGAACAGGAATAGCAAAATTACCATTTCCACAACAAGGATCTAAAATAGTCAAATCTGGTTTCTCCCATAAATCAGTCGGCAATTTACCTATCATTTCACACACACAATCGATTGGGGTTGGTTCATCGTTACTACTTACATAAGTGCTTTTATCCTTATTCAACGTCTCGTCGTAATACTTCTTTAAGACATCAAATGTAGACGTTTCGATAGTGGGTTCCAAAGATACATTTGCTTTTACTTCCGGAACAATCAATTGATTGAGTCTTTCTTCTACCGATTTTTCAATAATTTTTTTCAAAATTGTTTCATGAACACATGGCGTCTTTCGTGATTGATGTTGTTTATAATGAGAACGAGTTTTAAACTCCTTACCACATTTCTCACAAAAAATTGACATTATATATAATAATCATATCTTAATAATTTTTATATCAATTTTATAAAAACTATTTTTAACTATTTTTAGACACCTGAATATAGAATCACACTTTTTTTTTAACAAATATTTCCATTAAAAGATGATGGTAATTCTTTGATTTCAATATTATAATGTCGTTCTATTTTCCGCATTATTTCTATATCTTGCTTTGTGACAAAATTAATAGCCATTCCTTTTCTACCCCAACGCCCACTACGCCCGATTCTATGTAAATATTTATGAGGACATTTGGTAATATCGAAATTAATAACTGTACTTACTTGCTGGATATCAATACCACGTGCCGTAATATCCGAAGAAATTAAAACACGAAATGTCCCCGACCGAAAATTTTGGAAAGCTTTATCACGCTCATCTTTATCCATCGAACTGTGAATATAACAAACCGAAAATCCTTCTTCAATCATAGCACGATATAAATCCGTAACACGATGAATACTATTACAATAAATAATACACTGAGAAACACTAATAGATGAAAACAAATCTTTTAATGTATCATATTTATCACCATCATGTCTCAACGCAACATAATATTGTGTGATACATTCTAAATTTAGTTTTTCGGCTTCCATACGAATCTCTACTGGATTTCTCATAAACTTTTTTGTGAGTTCTAAAATATCGTTGGGTAAGGTAGCACTAAAAAGAGCCACTTGTATGTTTTCGGGCATAAATTGGAAAATATTGTAAATCTGTGTTTTGAAGCCACTCGATAACATCTCATCCGCCTCATCTAATACCATTATTTGAATATCTTTACTTTGTATATGTTTCCTTCGAAACATATCATAAATACGACCAGCAGTCCCTACTATTACATGAGGACAAGATTTCTTAATATCGTCGGCATCATCTTGAATCGATGTCCCGCCAATCAACGTTTTTATTCTTAAGCCTTTCAAATTCGAACCAATTGATTTAATCACATTATGCGTCTGTTTGACTAACTCGTGTGTAGGAGCCATCAATAATGCTTGAACTTTTGGCTTATTTATATCAATAATACCTAATGTTCCTATAGAAAAAGCCCCCGTTTTTCCCATACCCGATTGCGCTTGCGCAATAATATCGCGCCTTGATAAAATAGTGGGAATAGCTTTTGTTTGAATCTCACTTGGTTTCTCAAACCCATAAGCATAAATACCTCTCAATAAATCTGTTGTAATCGGCATAAATTCGCCAAATTGTTCATCCGCCAAATCATCCCAATTTACAATTGGTTTTATTGATTCCTCCTCTTTTGATTTCCTTTCTATCTCTTCAACGTCCATTGTATAAGTTTTATATGTTTATATTTAAACCCTTTTAACCTTTGCACTTTTAAACACTTGAAGAATTATACCGGTGAAGATTTGAATCCGCACCCCAAAGGGGTGCTCTATTCAAATCTGTAACCGGTAACTTAGTTGCACTTCGTAGTAGAATCAATCCGTGTGCGGATTGAATTCTTCAACGGTGTAAAATGGGACATTATGATTCGTCAAGGGTCGGATATCGGTAACGATTTCACGTTGTAGCAAATACGAAGTGCACCGGTATAAATGCCCCCTCCCCTATATATTCAACCGCTATAAATCATATAGAAAAAATATTATAGACATATAAGAGATAAACTAGCCATTTTTGAATGAACTCATTAAAAGAATTATTGATTGAACGATATTGTTCTCCTGAAAATAAATTTTTATTTACCTTTTCCCCGATTGATTTTTTGTCCATTAAAAAATACACCGATTTGAAAACCCATATAAATCACTTCTTTATGACAAATACTGCGAAGGATTCTATTTTTTCATTTTTTAATAAAATTCAAAGATTGATTTGGGCGGTGGGTATTTTAAAACGTGCTTGGTTATATAAACGATCCAAAATATATAATACAGAAGATTTATTGTTGGCACCGATTTCGACCAGCGATAAAAATGTATTTGTTCTTTTTCAAAATAGGACAAAATATGTATTCCAATTGAGAGAACTCATTCGAACTTTGACGGATTCGTTGTGTCATTGTTGTCATTTTTTTCCTTCTCCAACGGTTTGTAAAAATCCATATACGAATATGGCTTTAAATAAATCGGATTTATACAATATTTATTTTGCTATTCGTTTTTCGAATTATAATATGCCTCTTTTATTCGAAAAATATTTTCGTTCGAATTTTCATTTAGAAAAATTTTCGAGGGAAAATCAAGATATAATAAACGAAGAATATTTGAAAACGTATGTAGAGAACAATTGTCAGGATATTTATGAATTAACTCGTGATATGTTTCGTGATAATCAAATGAGATTTAATATTCATAAATGTTTTCCAAAAGAGGTATTATTAAAAATAATGAAACCGTATTTGGATTTATTTATAATTTCTCAATATTCGATTCATATGCCAAAGAAAATTCAAGCATATCGATTACTTCATAAAAAATTACATCAATTTATTCAGTTTAATCCGAGTTTTGGCAAAAGGAAAGTTCGAATTGTCAAAAAGAATCCATTTGATATGAAACATATTTGCCAATATTATTTTGATGAAAATTGTATACCTTTTCATTTTGAGATTGAAACGGATGAATTTATGAAATCACATTTAGGGAATGAAATCATACACAGACGAAATACTCTTGTAGTAAATGAACCAGATGACGAAGAGGTCGCCGATGACTCCGACCACGATATAGAAGAAGAGGTCGCCGATGACGATGTAGAAGAAGAGATCGCCGATGACGCCGATGACGATGTAGAAGAAGAGATCGCCGATGACGATATAGAAGAGGAAGAGGAAGATGAAGTGGTTATTATAACAGACCGTTCTCGTCAATGGATATTAGAAGACACCGATGACGACGATGAATGAATTTCATAGTTTTAGGGTGTATCTAGAGAAAGAGAATAAAGATGAAAAAAATTTGTCATAAAGGAATATATATGAATATATTCCTTTATTTATTTGAAAGATTCTTTCAAAAACAAAAATGGAATATGACTTGGCTTCTCATTTTATCGCTCGTATTATCCTTTGTATATACCAATATTTCGTCTAAAATAAACGCCAATATTATTCGGTCCGTCAATATGAATGATATCACTAATATTTTCTTTTTCTTTTGGATTTTTGTAGGGATATCTGTGTTTTATATCACGGTTCTCTATTTATACAAATTTTCGCAAAATACGCTTTTAACGAATTTATCGAATTGGATCAAAAAGGAATTATTTGAACTCATTTTAAAAATGAATTACGAAGATATGAAAAATGTGAATTTTGCCGAGTTTATGACGCCTATTACCCGAATTGCTTCTGCTTCGACCACGTTGATAAACGATATTCTCACCAATTTAACACCTACGATTGGGTTTTTGTTGGTTATTACCGGATATTTTTGTTATAAAAATGTGTTGTTGGGGGTAGGTTTTTTACTGGCGAATATTCTCCTCTTTTCTTATTTGTTTATTTGTTGGAAACCTATGTTTGATTATAAACGGAAACAAGAGAACGTTGTCATAGGAAATGAGCGATATATTTTAGACAATCTCAATAATATCGATAAGGTGATTTATCGTGGAACGGCTCAAAAAGAGCTCGATATCATAGAAGAACGGACTGATATGTGTATTGATTATACGATGGGTATGATGAATTTTATGACCAATCATATGTTTGTGATGAATATAGGTATTTATATCGTTATGTTCTCTACCATGTATTATATTCTCTATTTATTTTCGCGAAAACAATTGGATTCCATTAATGTAATCACCTTTTTGACAATTCTCATTATGTATCGCGATAACATTTCCGATACTATCCAAAGCATTCCACACAATATCGATTTAATGGGTCGTATTGATTTGATTTTGCGCGAATTCAACGATATGATTGATGGAGCCGATATTTCCGAATTGATTAAATCTCACATGGAATATCCGGTAGTTAATCTGCCCTTTAATAGAATTATATTTCGCGATGTGTCTTTTAAATATTCGGGTGTGGACCGATATGTGTTTGAACATTATTCCAAAGATTTGGATTTAGTGGGAAAAATCATAGGAATCACAGGTTTATCGGGGAATGGTAAATCATCCTTTGTGAAATTGATTTTGCGACTCCACGATGCAACTGGAGGAAAGATTTATATTGACGACCAAGATATAAAAACGATTGACCCGACTTATATTCGCGAGAACATTACATATGTAAATCAAAATTCGCGTCTTTTTGATAGGAAGGTTCTCGAGAACATTTTTTACGGTTGTAAAAATGAATCGAAATGTCAAGGGTATTTGGCGGAGATTTTGAAATACGAAAAAATACGCGAATTGTATCGTAATGTGGATTTGAAAGAGGCATCCGCAGGAGCATTAGGGGAGAATTTATCAGGAGGTCAACGCCAAGTAGCGAATTTGATTAGCGGGTTAATTAATCCTACACAGATTTTGGTGTTGGATGAGCCTACGAACGCATTAGACCCCGGTCTCAAACACGAGATTTTGGCGTTGATACAACATTTCCGGGCCTATAAAAAATGTATTATGATTATTACTCACGACAAAGATGTTTTCCAATTGTTTGATGAGACTGTCGAAATCTAACCCCCCACCCCCGAATTGTCATAAAGAAAATATTCCTTTATGACAACTCTATATATACGATTATCCAAGAAATACCCATGTAACATATGCTTTATCAATATGTTTACGGGTTTGTTCTAAATTGTTCTCATATCTTTGATAAATATCTTTCACTTGATAAAATCTCGCGATATATCCTAAAATCATTATGATAAACAAACTAATGACTAATTTCACATTTATTTTTAGAGTGAGAGGTTTATTCAAAAAGATAAAAGATACTAAATTCAAAAAGAGAACATAAATCAACGTATGGAATAAAATAGATAAGCTAATTCCACGAAGGTTCTCTTTTACAAAATCAGAAAATCCCATTTTCGGGTCGGTTGTCTTGAAATATAAATCCGTAAACATATACCATATAAATATATATTATGACCGATGGCGAATATATATTTCCCTTTATGACTTGTGAAAAACCAAATAAAGATGGGGTCGCACAACCATATTCTACATTTTTCAATCTAATCAGTTGTCTAATCATTTTTTATTTTCTATTACAAACAACCAAATTCCATCATTTTATTTTCATTTTTTCCATTTTTTGTTTTCAACTATTCCATTTGTTCTCACATATAATTCATATACAAGGAAATATACAAACAAATGTCATTCACACTTTGGCATATTTTGTAAATATTTCACTCTTTTATTTATTGTATCATACCACACATACATTACCCAATTATTCCTTTATGACAATTCTTGTATTTATCGTTTGTTTTGATTTATATTCCCTTTTTTATTTATCCACTTTTTATTATGTTCTCAGTCAAGCTATTTTACTTATGTCTTTGTTGTTTTATTATTATTCTTTACTTCCAAAAATGATTCAAATGAATATTTCTAAAATAATACTAGCAGTAGTGCTTGCTATTTTATTATTTTTGAACGAGAACTTGAATTGTAATCGTATGTTATCTTATTCGAATTTTCCCTATCATATATTACCCGAAATTAGTCTTATAGTTGTATTTTATCTTATTTGTAGTCATTTTTACAATTTTACATAACCATCCGGAATATTTTCCTTTATGACAACCCGATTTTAACCACTTTTTGAATTTCTTTTGTGAGAACATATCGTTCGTATTTCATAGTTCGCCTTCTTAAATTACAAGAAAGACACGCAATAACAACATTATCGAATATATGCCCCAATTTATTATCTAATCTTTCAAGCGTCCATTGTTTAGGTTCTCGAACGTTGTCATAAAGAAGCATTATATCGTGTTTACAATAAAAACATTTGAAATCGGCTTCTTCTAATTTTTGAATGACTCCTGATACATCCATATGCGTATCAATCGAGAACTTTTTCTCAGCATCTTGTTGTCGATAACTCGAAAGTTTGGCGCGAATTTGTTGATACAAAAGGGGTTGTTTAGTGGTGTCATAAAGAAGATTTTGATGATGGGTTGGTTGTAATTCAGTTGTCGCTAATTTCCATCTTTGGGTGCTTGTGATTTTTCTCTTTATGACTTCTTTTGGGGGTATCTCTTTCTTTTCTTTTTCTTTTTCTATAGGTAAAATGATTGTTTTACGATGGTTTTGGGATTCGTCAGTCATTAGAAAGATATAATATATCTATATTATAATAATGTCAGCCAAACAGTCATTTTTGGAAAGATTAGATGAAGCACGTTCAGCAACCCCAACTACTACAAAATTATTTCCAAATAATTTACCACAGCCTCCGTCTAGACCACAAACAGGGGTTCTACCACAGGCTCCGCCTGTTCCGGTTGGTCCACCTAGACCACCAACA